GTAGAACAGACCAGCGTCCATGGAGCTTGCGCCCTTGTAGCCGATGGTGATGTAGTTACCGATTGCATACGGGTCGATGTAGACGCGGATACGTCCGTTCAGAACACCAGCGAAGGTGTTGCCGGTGTCATCAACCTGCAGGTTGTTGGAGTTCAGAGCCGGGGTGTAATCCAGAACGCCAGCCATCTGGAGTGCCGAAGCAACGTCAGACGAGCAGATCAGGATGTTGCCCTTACCACGACGGGTTGCCTTCGCGATTGCGTTAGCGTCGCGCTCAAGCTGGAAGTGGAGACCCTTGAACTTTTCAACGGACCAACGACCGTTCGAGTCGGTGTCAAGGTCGAACACACCTGCCGTAGCAGTGTTGTCCTGGGCACCAGAAGAAGCGGTGACGTTGATGGTACGGATAACTTCACGGTTGATTTCCGAAAGGATTTCAGTCGTGAGAATGTTAGCCAGTTCGGTTTCAGCGTCAAGACCGTGGATTGCCTTCAGGTCCTGTGCCAGTTCCATCGTGTACTCAGCCTTCAGAGCACGAGACTGTGCAATGACGGTGACCTTTTCGATGGAGAACGCCATCTGCGCGAACGCGACGTTCGAGTCGGAACCCAGAGCTTCAGCCTGAGCAGTAGACATACCGCCAGCGAAGTTGTAGGTTGCGGAGTTACCGGACGGCAGAGAGCCAGTCTGGCTTTCACCAAGAGACGAGTTACCTGCACGAACGGTAGAGAACGCAGTGTTCACTTCGTTGTAGAAGGTTTCGGTACCAGTCTGGTTCGCGTAACGCGAGCGCATTGCGAAGATCAGGCCAGTAGGACCAGTCATCGGCTGAACGCCGCAGAGGTCATACGCGACCAGGTTCGGCATTGCACGGCGAACGAGGGTAATCAGGACTGGGTCATAGTTCGAAATGCCAGCGCCGGTGGCGTTAGCAGGAACCGGATCTTCCGACAGAAGGGAGGCAGGAGCGAAAGCACCCTGAGAACGGATATCGTTCAGGGTATTCTCGAGAACCACGCCGGTGACGTCACGAGCCGCCTGTGAGCGGAACTTCGGCATCTCATCGTGATCGAGAACCGGACCCCACTTTTGGCTGAGTTCTTCGTTTAGATACATTGTTGCTTCTCCTAAAGGATGTACGCTAGTTATACAAACGCGATTTTGGACTTACTTGGAAGTCTTGGCGTGGCGCTTGTTGAACGCTTCGATCATCGGATCGACGGACTTTGGTGCAGCTGGCTTTGCATTTCCGTTATCAATCTGAACTTCTTCATTCAGAGCAGTAGCGGTGGTTGCGGGCGCAGCTGGCTTCGCCACATAACCTTCAACGATCGTCTTCAGCTTAGCCTTGTAATCTGCGACGTCAGTGTAAGAAATGCCTTCAGCGACGACAGCAAGCTTGTCGATCTGGGTCTCAGTCAGACCTTCGGAAACTTCCTTGAAAGCACCCTCCAGTTCAGCCTTGTGAGCCATTTCGTCGATCTGCTTCTGCTTGTCGATGAAGCGGTTCTCGGATTCGTTCAGCTTGGTTTCGAGCTCTTCAACCTTTGCGGTCAGGGACTCAACAACGTCAACCTTGTCTTCCGGGATTTCGATGTAGTGTTCAGTGAACAGGGACTGCAGACCACCCATGAAGGATTCCAGGATGTCGCCCTTGATACCGGACTGAACAGCAAGCTGGTTCTCTTCGAGCCACTGTTCTGCAACGTGGTTCAGGTACTTGTCGACCTGTGCACCAAGTTCAGCAACAGCTTCGGTGATAGCAGCAGAGAGAGCTTCGTCGAACTGCTCTTCGAGATCCTTCTGGAACTCAATAGAACGAGCTACGACTGCAGCTTCAAAAATGGTAGAAGCACGAGTGCGGAATTCTTCGGACAGATCCTGGCCATCGAAAATCGCGTCAATGTCTTCCTTGACAGTCTTCAGCTTCGGCATCGGGTCCTTATCCTTGGCGGAGGACTTGATGGTGCCGAGGTTGTGCTCCTGGGAAGCGTCACCGCCCTTCGACAGTTCGTCAAAGTGCTTGAAGCAAGCGTCAAGCTGAGGACCAGACATGGTGTCCATAAGCTTTGCGACCTTGGTGATCATCTCCGACTTCGAAAGAGTTGGCATCGCGTGTTCGCCTTCACCCTTATCTGCAGAACGGTTGCCGTGACCAGCACCATCTGCACCAACAGGATCCGGAACGGAAGCATCAACTCCGTACGAAGAAGAGAACTTCTCGTCGAGGGTCTTCTGTGTCATTGGTAAACTCCTAGTAAATTGCAAACTCTATTTATAAGATCGGAGATCTCAGAGAGCGGACATGAACTTATGGAACAGATCGATGCCGACCTGCTCAAAAAGTTGCTTGTTTGGATTACGAGCAGCAGTATTTAGGGCAACCTTGGCTTCGTCGATTTGACGCTGGTGCCAAATGCCGCCTTCGCAAATCCATTCGACTCCTTCCATGATGCCATTCACGAAAGCGTCCGGCGCAGATGGATCGGAGACGATATCAGCTGGAGTTGCCAACCAGAAGTCGTTCTGAACTTCCATCAGACCGTTGCGGTTACGGAGGGAGCCGAGACCGCGTGAAGAAACGCCGAGGTTTGCGCCGAGCTTGACAAGACCCACGGCAATCTTGCCGCAAGGAGTGTCTTCGGACAGCTGCGCCTTGCCGTGCCAGTCATTGCCGTGTTGCTTCAGTTCCGTGATCATGTGCGACACGCGGTCGAGATTGATCTTAGGACCTGATGGATGCTCAAGCTCACCATAGGAACGGTGCTTCTTGATTTTCTCTTCAGTGTAACGATGTACTTCCGCTTCCATGATGCCTACTGGGTAGACACGACGATTGCGGTTTGGGATACCCGCCTGCAGGAATACACCTTCAATGAAATACTTCTTGGTGCCGTCCGTGCCGATAGCTTCGGCAAGAACAGACACTTCCTCATTGAGTTCGCAGATAAGACGCACGGTGTTCTCCTTAGTAGTTCTGATCTTCGACTGAGTTCTTCTTGTACACAATGATGATAGAACCGTTGCCTGTCGGAGTCAGCGTAATGCCGGCTGTGTCATATTCCTTTAGCAAGGTGACACCTTCGAGGAACCAGTTATCTCCACCAACTAGCTGGAGAATGGTGTTGGCGCCACGAGCAACAGTCCACGTTCCGCACCAATAGATCTGAGCGATGTCAACAGAATTGACAGTTTCGCCAGAAAGTGCGAAGTCCGAGACGTTGTACGTAACGGTGGAGGTGTCGCGCGAAACAGCGCGAGTATGCAGAGAATTTTGGATAATTGGCATTTCAGAATCCTTGTACCTTGAGTTCGCGCATACGCTTCTTCAGGAGTGGACGCACATCGACGTCGGGATCCTTGCCAGCGAAGTGCTTGATATCGTGGTGTAGACGATCATCGTTGACGTGCGGCTTGATCTTCTCGCTTGCTTCGTGTGCCCTCAAAGGTTCACGCATCATGCGACGCAGGTGTCCAACAGAACGACCAGCGCGAACAGGGTTCTTGGAGAAGATGCCATCTTCGTCGATCACTTGGCCATCAGAGTCACCCATGCCATCGTCCCAACAGTCGTAGTATTCGAACAGTCCGGGATTGTAGGAACGAGTGAAAGCAGCGATGGAATTTTTGAGAGAAGACATGACAACGTCATCAGGTTGCTTGTCCAAGAGGAGCTCGGCAAGGTGGCGCCCTCCTCGAGAATCGAGGAAATGACTGATGACGATGTCAGTGTACTTGAGAGCAGTAGAGCCTTTCGTTGCTCGCTTTACGAGCACGACTGCGTGGTCGAGAAGACGGTGTGCTTCATTACCAGCCGTCCCCATGAATCCACCAGAGGTGTTCTTGGGGATGACTGTCTCAGCGATGATTTTGTTTTGAAATTCGCTGAACTTTAGCATCGATTAATCCTTGACTGCAGTCTTCTTATCGTTGCGGATCTTAGCGCGAGTGGAAGCTGCCATGCCAGCGGAACGCTTCTTGAACGTATCCCAATCCTGACCCTTCTTGAAAAGTTCCTTGCGAGACTTGTCCTGATACTTCTTGATCAGAGTATTGGACAGTTCCTGCAGTTCCTCTTCCTTCAGTTTCGTTTCTGCGCGCGTAAGACCGGCATCGCGATTTTTGATCTTGCGCTTGTTAGTTTCATCGGTTCCGCGATATTGATCGCCACCGCGCTTCCAGAAATCTGTTTCAGCCTTCTTGGCATAGGAACCAAGAGTCTTCTTGGACAGTTCCATCAGCTGTGCTTCGGACAAACGAGCAGACGCCTTCTTGACGCCAGCTTCGCGCTTCTTCACGACGCTGTCAACCTTGTCAGAAGCTGGCAGACCAGACTTCTCACGACCAGCAGCGATCTGCTTGTGACCTTCTGCTTCAGCAGAAGCACGATCACGGTAGGAAGCCAGAGTGCGCTTGGAAATCTCAGTCAGGACTTCGTTGACGCCTTCCGCAAGCTTGGAAGCAGCCTTGCCAAGACCTTTGCGACGCTTGAACTCTTTGTCCTCGATCTTCTTTGCATTGTCATAATGCTCATCAGAGGTCTTCGGATCAGTCATCATCTTGCGGTTGGATGCAGCACGTTCATCAGCAGCCTTGTAAGCAAGGCGACCGACGCTGTGCGCGCCCTTGGTGATGTAGGAAGCGAGAGTCTTCTTGGAAAGCTCCTGAAGCTGTTCTACTGCTTCAGCAACCTTGTGATAGGTGCCTGCCTTGTCAAGTCCAGTTTCAGCAGCTGCGTCATCCGCATCGTCATCACCGGTCCACTTGTCAGCACGACGTGAGATGTCCTTAGGAATGGTTCCCTTGAAGACTGCATCTCCATTGCCGTTAGCATCCGGAGTGACAGTTGCTGCATGTGCGTCTGCAAACTCTTGGTCTGCCGGCGAACGAGCGTTGACAACAGGATAGATCAGCTTGTTTGCTTCGGTGATAGCTTCAGCAAGAATAGTCTCTTCAGAAATGAAGTTCTTAGCAGCTTCGCGATGAGCGTCGGCGAGCTTCTTTGAAGAACCATCCTTGTAGATCTTTTCCTGACCATCATGGAACTTCGCACGGTTCACATGGAACTGACGGAAATGATGAATCGCATTTTTCTTAGCTTGAGGATCGCTCGATGCTGAGTGCACGAGTGCTTGCTCATGGTGCCAATTAGCCTGCTTGCCATACTCGCTGTGCGAGACAGCTTCAGCTAGAGACTGAGCTTCGTCTAGGAAGTTTTCGTATGTCTTGGCCATCGGATTACTCCGCGGTCTTAGATGCAGCGATACCGTCGAAGAATTCCTTGACAACGACCGGCACCTGATCCTGAATGCGATCAGCAACGCGCTCCGCAATCAGAGGCTTGAAGTGCTCGGCGACGTCGACAGGCTTGCCTTCGAGGCATGCTTCGATGAGAGAAAGAATTGTGGACATGAGTGTCGCTCCTAAGTGAACCTTCTATTTATTGAGGTGGTGAGTTTGACTTCTTAGCGCTCTTGGGAGGCTTTCCTCCGCCACCAGCTTGTTGTGGCTGCTGTTGTGGCACTCCATCTGGACCACCAGCAGCGGCAGGAGGACCGAATGGTTGTTCGCCATCACCGCCATCTCCTGGCAATCCACCAAAGCCACCAGATTCAGGACCACCCGGATTCAGGTTCGGTCCCATAGCGGCATCGCCTTGCTGGCCATTCAATTCATCTTCGTCCATTTCAGACTGCATCTTCTCGATGAGCTCGTCGTCCTGACGGAGAACGTTGCGCTTGATCCAAGGAACAGAGAAATATTTGCCGACGTATTGATCGCAGTCATTCAACAGACCAAGGCGCTCGCGCATGATTTCGGTTTCCTTCAACTCGGCAAAAAAGTTGTCAGATGCGAATGTAAACTTGATCTTCTGGAATAGACCAGGCGCTTCTTCAGAAGCGATGACTCGCTTGAGAATCAGTTGCTTCTCAAGGGTCTTATAGAACAGCGTTGAGAAACGAAGACGGATGCGATCGATGAACTTTGCGAACTTCAATTCGTCACGGCTGATTTCTGTTGCGCGACCAAGGTTGAAGGAACCACCATCATCAGCGAGACGCGAAACTGGAACCTGCAACGAATGATACAGACGCTGCTTGAAGTAGTTGACGTCTTCCATCTGACCAAGGTTCTGACCACCAGGAAGCGTGGAGATTTCAGTACCGCGACCACCTTCACGACGTGGCAACCAGAAGTCTTCAAGCATGGTGGCGTAACGACGGTCGTCACGGATTTCACCGGACTGTGCATCGTACACAACCTTGTTCTTGTGCTTCACCATCATGTCACGAAGATACTGCTCAGCCTTCAGCTTTGGCAGAGAACCAACGTCGATGTAGAACACGCGGCGCTCAGGAGCGCGCACGAGACGATAAATGACCGATGCGTCTTCCATGGCGCGCAACTGGTTCAATGGCTTAATGGCTTTGTGGAGATAACCCAGTACCATTTGATTAGTTGGATCCATCAGACCAGACGTCACAGCGACAATGGAGTCATCGGCAATGCGCATGCCGGTTGCGTTGTTGTAGCCAGACGTTGAAGTTTCCTTCAGAGCAAAACCACGATCGTTGTAGATGTAGTATTCGCTCTTGGTCTGGATGGTAGATGCTAGACCCTTCGCCTGTGGAATGCGGCGAATCTCGCGCACCTTACGAAGCTTGCGCGGGTCGATGTAACGCATCTCCAGAATGCCATGGTCTGGCTTCTGCTCGTCGATGATGACGTGGAAGTATAGACGTCCGTCAATGTACCAACGACGGCAAAGGTCGTAGCCATTCATGTTGAAGTCAAACAGTCGAATGACTTCTTCAAATTCTTTGCGGATTCGGTCCTTGATCTTCTCGGAATATCCGTCGACTTGATCAAGGTTGATTTGTACAAGGTCTTCGTTCTCTGCGAACGCGACCATTTCGTTGACGATATCATCAATTGCCGATTCAACTTCCGGCTGAATTGACATCTCACGATAGCGAGTCACCAGTTCCGATTCAGTTCGGACAGCGCCTTCAAGATCGAGATATGTGCCAACGACACCACCTTCTTGGACAACGACCGCGCCGTCGTCTTTGACTGGTGGTGCAAACGATTCGATATCATGTTCGGGCTTGCGCTTTCGAACAATTTCGAAGCCAAATAGATCTGCCAAAATTCATCTCCAAATGTAAATGGGCTACACGTCCATATGTAGCCCATCGTTACATCAAAATTACTGACCGTCAGGAGTGCCGTCAATGGTCCAGTAGTCGAGTGCGAATTCAACCGTGAATTCTTCGATCTGGTCACTGGATTCCCAGTTCAGTTCGATCGCGCCAACGTTCAACGGGAAGATGTTCTCGAAGATGTAGGTACGAAGAATGTTGCCGGTTTGACCATACTGGACAACCTGAGCACGAGACTGATATTCAGCCGGAGCAGCGGTCGAGAAGTTGCGGATGTTGCCCTGATAGGCATTGATCTTGGAAGACCAGCTTTCGAGAGCGGAACGAATCAAGAAGTCTTCGTCGTTGATGACGGTGACAGACCAGTTTTCGTAGGTGCGAGACGTACCAGCAACCTTGGTGCGGCGACCGAAGTATGGAACTTCGATCGCGTTCATGTTCGACGACGGCAGGGATGCTGCACGGCAGAGGAACGGCACCTTGATATCGGCAACCGCTGTCGCAGGGTTCGTGAACGAAACCTGGAACAGCGAAGGACGAGCACCACCAAACTGGAGTTGGCTCTTGATGTCTTGAACGTTAAAAGCCATTGTTATCTCCTATTAGAACGAGCCGACAACTTCAGAGAATTCAACGCCAGTAGCCACAGCCACGAAGTTGAGACGGATGAAGTTGATGGACTTTTCTGGCTTGATGTAGATGTCACCGACGAAGCTGTTAGAGTCAACAACCTGCGGAGTGTTGTTCGTGCCATCGCAGACAACCTTGAAGTCGTAGATACCACGACGACCCTGAATGTCACGCAGATATGGCTCGACCATGTTCTTGAACTGAGCTTGGGTGAAGCTGTCGTTGAATTCGAACAGGGTGAACTTCGCAGCGGTCGAGATCGCCTTTTCAAGGACGATGAACAGACGACGAACGTTGATACGGTCAAACGCCGAAGACTTGGTCTGCAGAGTCTTGTCACCGTACAGAACCACGCCGTTGCCTGGGAAGGAAACGACAGGGTTGACGCCAGAAGAGTACAGATCGTCACGAGCAGCAGCGTTTGGATTCCAAGCGAGCTTGACGACGTTCTTGATCTGACCACGGTTGAAACCAGCAGGCGACCACCAAGGATCGCGGGTCTGGTCGGTGTATGCGCAGAGACCTGCAATGTCACCGTTCAGCGGAACCCAACGATACTTGTCGTTGTACTTGTCGTACATGTACTTGTAACCAGAGTCCAGCACAGCATACGAAGTAGACGGCAGAAGGTCACGGAACGCGACGACTGCTACATCTTCGTTGCCCTTGTTCTGAACGACAGCAGCCGACGGCGGAGAAACGAAGAGCAAGCAGTCCTTGCGATTCTCAGCGATATTGTCGATGATGTAGTTTGGAACCTGCTCACCCTGAGCACCACCACGAGCCTTACCAGCCATGATCAGAGAAACGTCGATCGACTCGGCGTCAGCAAAGACGTCATAAGCATCGGTGATCGAAGCAACTGCGATGGTGGTTTCGGAAGCGGAGTCAGTACCACCAGTCATGGTGATAGAGAGCGGAGCCGGGTTGGTCGACGGAATGATGTTCGCGGTAGTGTTCGAAGAAGCACCAGCGCGGTCACCTGCCCACCAGAGGTACTGGGAAGACTTGTTGATGACCTGAGCGTAGTAGTTCGAACCACCCTGAACAGCCTGTGCGTCAGTACCGCGAGACAGACCTTCCCAAGTCTCAAGGACAGCGCCCTTGGTACCTGTAAAGCGACCAAGCTGGTCAACGACGACAACGTGCAGTTCGTCACCCGTTGCGCCAACAGTGTTAGCGTAAGCGGAAGTGCCTGGAGCAGCGTCAACGAGACCGGAGAATTCCCACTGGCGGTTGACAGTGGTCTGTGCAACGTTCGAGTTGGTAGCGATGCGGGTTGCCAGAGTCAGAGTCGCAGTCACAACACCGTTGGAAATGACAACAGGCGAGGACTTGGAAGAGACCTGAACAGACTGGAGACCAACTTGGTTATTACCAATGGTCAGGATGTCGCCAACCTGAATCGATGCCAGAATTGCAGTCGCGTCAGAAGATGCGTCAGTGTTAGAAGCAGCAGAGTTGGTGACCTTGAGTGTACCAGAATACTGACCGACAGCGAAGTCGAATTCAACAGTGTTGTTAGCGTTCGAAGGAACACCGACAGTGGACTTGAATGCGGAAGCGCTATCGCAGATAGAGACACGTAGGCTGTCACCAGCAGCACCAGGATACTTGGCGATGTACAGCGCATTCACCGGCAGATCGCCGACGAGAGCATCGTAACCGTCCTGGTTCTTGATCTGAACTGGAGTCACAACGCCGGTGTTAGCCACAGCGTTGTAGGTGTTACCGTCAACAGCACGCGAAACATACAGCTGATTCGAGTAAGCAAGGAAAGACGCTGCGGTCAACCAAGTCTCGAAGTTTGCGTCAGTTGGTGTGAGGAAGCGCGAGCGCAGGTCAATTTCAGAAGTGACCTGAACTGCTTGGTCGGCTGGACCCCAAGAAAACACGCCAGCGATGGCTGCCTTGGTGGTCGAGACGGCTGGAACGACCGTAGTAAGGTCGATTTCCTGCCAATCAACGCCCGGTGAAACTTGGAATGTCATTAGTGGATCTCCTATCGAAAGGATGCGCGGTTCGACATCTATTTATGTAACCATTGACTTTAGAAATCTCCGCCAAAGAATGATTCGAAGTCGCTTCTGTACGCATCAGGAAGGTTCGTTAGCACTTCTTCTACAGATCGACCATCATCAAGGAAGCCAAGCGGGAGCATGTCTTCCTCAATCTCATTAGCCTTGATTTCCATCATTCGGTTACGAACGTCGGTGTCAAGAAGTTCTTTGAAGTAAGTTTGGGTCGTTGCCCATGCAAAAAGCACGAGGCACATAACGAAGTCGTCGTGCTTGCCAGGTTCTGCGTTGTAGGTGTTGCCATCCTCAACGTAGGAATAGAGCTCTTCGACGATGTCTTCTGACTGTACGAGGATCTGGTTGCTTTCGACCAAGTGCTTGAGGTTGAAGCATCCCATGCGCTTAACTGGCGGAGTAGTCTTGACACCAGGACGACCACCCTTGCCGAAACCACCACCGAGAACCCATCCCTTGCGTCCTGTTGACGTACAGTAAAGCAGGTTCTCGACTTCCAATTCATCGTTCAGCAACTGTGCAACCTGACCACCAATGTCATTGATTTCGACAAGGATGTTCGCGTTGTTGTATTTCTTGGCTGCCTGAGCAATGAAGTTCGGGAACACGTGTGGAGCAACAAGGTTATCGCGATAGGTTGCGACGACCTTGTATGGAAACTTGTGAGTTGAGATTACAGTGAATGCAGAATAGTCACCGCCACCACCGCGAGCCACGTCCACTGAGATGAAGTATTTGCCCTCTTCGATTGGCTCTTCAAATATATGGACTTTTCCGTTCTTGGAGATCGGTTTGACCCAGAACAAGTTCTGCAAGCACTCTGCTGAGATCAGAGTCGAGGACGAACCGATGAAGTTTGTTTCAAACTCCTGACGGAACTGTTCCGCGGACGTGTTGTTGATTGTCTCTTGCTTCCACTTTTCGTCACGTCCTGGAACTTCTGACCAGTGCGCCTCAAATGGAACGTACTCATTCTTGCCAGGTTCACCTTCTGGTTTCACCGCGTCATGCCACAACTTTGCAAACAGATCGAAGCCGTTCGGGGTAGATGTGATGATTACCTTGGTATTCTTACCTGAAGTGATTACTGGATAAGTCGACGTGAAGAACTTGGTTTGTAGGTTTCGTTCGATGTGAGCGAACTCATCGAGATAAACAAGGTTGATAGACTTACCACGAATTGCGCTGGACGAAGTAGCGGAAGCCAGAATCTGGGAACCGTTTTCGAGCACGATGCGGCGCTTGTTCCAAATGTGAACGCCTTGCTGCATCCACTTAGGCAAGTTTTCGTAAGCCATCTGAACACGCTCAAGAATTTCTTGCGACTGTTCGAACTTGTTAGCCAAGATCGCGACGCGATATTCTTTCTTGAAGATGATGTGCCAGAGAATGAGCGCGGCAGTGGTGGTTGTCTTTCCGACCTGACGTGGAAGCTTAGCGATGCAGAAGCGGTTGTCCTTCATCGTCTTGATCATGCGCTCCTGGAACTTCCACATCTTGAATGGAACGATACCATGGTCAAGTGAGATGATCTTGACGTATTTCTGTACAAAGTAGATGATATCTTCTTCGCACATCGCCATCTCGACCTGTTGATCTACGTCGAGTGCGATCTTTACGCCAGCTGGCTTTAGGAGTGGGTTGCCAGAGAACGATTCAGTATTGTCATACTCAAGTTCAAAGACATCATCCAATTCACTTACTTTCTTCTTCGCCATTCTTTACCTCTTTCACTTCAACATCAATGATTCTCTCTGCAGCTACACTCTGACGCTTCTTTTCAAGCAGGGTCAGGAAGTCGTCAGTAGTTCCAATGAATACATTGTTGGCTTGAAGTGATGGTTGATTTTGCTTGGCTGCCTCTTCTTTCACAGGAACAACTGGCAGAAGTTGGCGACGCTTCTCATGAAGATCCATCAGCTTCTCGTTTGAGTCAGTCAAGGTTTTGATCATCGTTGAAACAATTTCGAACGCACGCGGTTGCTCGCTCGCGCTCGCGACCAATAGAAGCTGATCGAGCGCGGAGACGCCTTTCTCTAGAAGGCTCTTGATATTTGCGCGTGCAACAGCAAAGTCTTCCTCGCCGTCTTTTTCCTCTTGTGTGAGCTCCTGAATTTCTTCAGCGAGCGGAACGGGCAGATTTACAACTTCATCCTCTGGTTTGTCATCCGACACAACCAGAGGATTCATGTTCAGCGCATCACTAATTGATTTCATCACTTCTGTCATACTTTATCCGTTACTGTTACGATGTAATTGAAGCAGCCATCAGGGTCGACTTCATTTGGTGGCACTGTGATTGCAGAGTTGCTGGTTGGATTGCCATTAGCGTCTTGGCCAGGAACAACGGTAACAGTGGATAGTGGAACGTTGGCATCCGGATTCGTTGTATCCGTGAAGTTGACGTTCGCCACAGTGATGAGCTTCGGCGAAGTGACTTCGCCATAGAAGTTAGCCTTGCAGGTAAAATCAAGAGTCCAAATCAACACACGACGCTGCTGGAAGTCACCCTCATAGGTGTCTGTTGGCAGCACGGAGTTGAGCACGAATGGAACGTCGACTGTGATCGGTGCAGCGTCTAGCATCTTCAGTGTCAACGTTAGATCGGGACCGAAGTATGGCAAGATCTGCTCAAGGATCTGACAGCCGTCATCCCATGAACGCGTCATGACTGACAACTCGAAGATGATGTCGTATGGAACTGGATTGTAAATTGCAAGGACTGCTCTCGGATTGTTCGGATCAGGAACCTTGATCTGACCAGTGCCATTCAATTTGCGATCACCCGCATAAGTGAGCGACTTGATTTCAAATGACATGCGAGGTAGTTGCGTCGCGACTGCCTTATCGAAGTTTGGATCCTGGCGCAAGCGCATAAGATACTTTTCAGCAGGACCATATGCAATTGGAATATTGACAGTCTTGTTGACGTCACCAGACGCTGACTTCTTCACGATCTGAATGTCATTGAAGATCGTGCCGAACACAGCGATGTAACGACGTAGCTGTTCGTTGTAGAATGGAGGATTACCTAGCATCAGAACTTACCATTGGTCAGTGGGTTCTGATCGGAATAGTCAATGTACTTCTGACCTTCCCAACCAAGGTCGGTGACCTCAGAACCAGGATCGTTTGTATCCGGATCGCCTTCACCCCATGCGATTTCGGTCTGACCATCTTCTCCTTCGAGAACGATGTCAGTCTCTGTGGCGTTGCCGAACTGATCGAGTACGCCTTGTTCACTCATGATTTGGTTCTTCATGTTACCATTTCCTGGAACAACGTAAGCTTCGAACAGTTTGTCGATTTCAGGATAACCAGTATTGAACTCTTCGTTGTTGTATGCAAAGACTTCACATGTGACATCGTAAGCTTGCAATGAACCGAATTGATACATGACTGGTTTGTAATCGACGAAGGTGATTTCGAACAGCTTCTTCGTGATTGGAATGTAGATCAGATCGCCTTCGCGCGGACGCAGGATTGTGTTATCCTGTTCCATGACTTCAAATTTGAATTCACGCTTTGAGATCGACAGGATGACTTGATCGCGAATTTCGACGCCGAATTTGGATAGGAACTGACCATCACCAGTGAAACCATCGACTGTCTTGATGTAGCATGCAACTGGGAATGCTGCAGAGAAGCGCGATAGCTTGTCGTCTACGATGATGTTGTCCTGATTCAGCTGCTGGCGCTTGATATAGAACATGTCACACGAATACATGCGCAGCGCTTCGTGAACAAGGCTCTCGATGAGATCCTGTTCTGCAGGTGAATCATAGTTGCGGAAGTAGGGCGACGATCCCATTAGCCTTCCTCAAACGCCGACGGCAAGCTGTATGCGTACAGCATTTCGTCTTCAAGCGCAGTTCGTTCAGCAGTATAGCGTGCAAGCAGTTCTGCCGCGTTGAACTGAACACCGCCAGCCAACTGCATACCAGTGAACTTGCTGAGGTTGACACCCCATTGTTGACCAATGAGAGCGGAAGTATAGCGCTGCAACCAACGATCAGCCCAGATGGCAGGAGTGGTGGTAGGATCAACGATTGTGTAACACTCGATGATGATGTAGTAACCGGCGCCGACCTTTGTCCAATCCATGTCAATGTAGAAGCGATTATTCAGGCGGTTGTAGCGAACGCGCTGCTTGCCGACAAGGA